TGGACTTACTTGAGTCAGGAAGATTTAATGATGGACAATTTAAAGTAACACCGCTATGACACCGAAAGAAAAAGCAAAAGATTTAGTTGAGCAATTTGCATCCGTGTTGATGCACGATGAGGTTTACGAAGATTCCATTAAATGTGCATTGATTGCAGTTGAATTTTCTAAAGAATTTATCACAGGAGATTTATCTGAAGCATTTGACAAGTTCTTATACCTACAAGATATTAAAGAAGAAATAGAAAAGCTATGAACATAGAACAAGTAAAAGAATACATTGAGTCAGAAGGCTTAAATGGGCGCAGCAGAGAGCAGTTCTACGTCTTTAGAAGGCATTACTTATGTTGGGCATTGTACCGCTCACAAGAGCTAACTTTAGGAGAAGTAGGAAAGATATTAAACCGAGACCACTCAACCGTGCTGCATTCGATTCGCAAACACGAAGAGTTAAAGACTGATAGGTTGTATCAGAAGATGACTGAAAGTTGCGTACAACTGATGTCAGAGCCTTTGACGTTTACAAAACAAAGACGTAATATTTTTGATGACGTAGCCAAAGCTACAAACTTAGAAAAGCTACGTAGAATCAGACGCTGGAATAACGAGGGTAGGTATGACCATCAAAAAAGTTTTCAACAAGAGCAACCTATTTAAATAAATAACGTTATGTTTGTAAGAGGTGTTGCAGACCTTATAAAAAATATTATTGAAAGCTCATTAAGGAGTAGTGCTGCAACCACGAAACTTAATGGGCTTTTTTATTGCTAAAATGTTGCAGATGAGCGGATGGATTAAATTAGACAGAGAAATTACTTCTCATTGGATTTTCAAAGATGAGTGGAAATTTAGGAATTGGATTGACCTACTTACGTTGGTTAATCATACAGAACAAAAGGTAAATATCAAAGGTACTGTATTGACTTGTAAACGTGGTGAGACATTGTGCAGTTTAGACACTTTGGCAAGACGTTGGAATTGCGATAAAAGTAAGGTAAGACGGTTTTTAAAGTTGTTGGAAAGTGATTCAATGATTGAACTAAAATCGGAACACATAACGACACGGCTAACTATCTGTAAATATGATACTTATCAAGGTGAGCGAAACGCAGATGAAACGCAAGTGAAACTCAAACAAAAAGCAAGTGAAACGCAAGTGACACCAAACAAGAATGATAAGAAAGAAAATAACAATACTATACCTGAATTTTCTGAGTTTTTAGCTTACGCTTTAGAAAAGAAACCTAAAATCAACCAGCAAGATTTACGACTTAAATACGAAAGTTGGAAAGAGAGCGACTGGAGTATAAATAGAAATGGTAAATTGCAGCCTATTTCAAATTGGAAGACAACGCTATTAAATACGCTTCCTTATCTTAAAGAAATAAATTTTGCAAATGCTTCATATGGTTTAACTAATGATTGGGACGGATAGTTATGTACAAGAAATTAACTGATTTAAATGCTGAGATGTTTAGCATTAGACACGAGAAAAATGTCAGAGGTAAATCAATTGGTTGGGATTGGGATATGCTTCCAATTACAATTAAAGAAGGAACTACAACTTACATAGGAGCTGCACCTGCATCGGGTAAAACGGAGCTTTGGTTTGAGATACTTATAAACCTTTCGTGTTTACACGGTTGGAATCACGTTATCTTTTCTCCTGAGACTGGCAACTCTGCTGAGATATTTTCGGAACTATGCTACAAGTTTATAGGTAAGCCATATGTTCAAGGGCAAACCTCAATGACAAATGGTGAGCAAGTAAGCGCAGAAATGTTTATCAACCAACATTTTATAGTTATAGACCCGATTGATGAGGATTTGACCATAAGCAAGTTTTATGATTTAGTTGATGAGATAGAACGCAAAGAGCAAATTACTATTCACACTACAACTATTGACCCGTGGAATGAGCTTACGGAGGAGTTTATATCTTCTGATTTAGGACGTGAAGACAAGTATTTAAGTAGGATATTAGGACAAGCACGAAAAAACGCACGAAAGACGAATAGACATAATTGTATTATTAATCACGTTAGAGACCAACCAATGATAACTGGCAAGTCAATAGCAGGAACTGAACTTAGATACTTTCCAATTCCTACGGCAAGAGATTTCGCAGGTGGTCAGGTATGGTTTAGAAAAGGTTTAAGCGTATTAATTCCGTGGAGACCTCCTTACGGATTAGCTAACGAAGATGGAAGCGGAGTAGAAAAAAACGAGGTACATTTGAAAGTAGCCAAAAGCAAACCAAAGGGAGTAAGTAAAAACGGAATATATAAGCTATTTTTGGACGTTGATAAATACCAATACTATATGCTTGATTATAGTGGTAATCGTGTTTATGCAAATAGAACTCCAACTAACAAACAATTTTCAATCTAATGGACTTAGGACTACAAAAAATCAAAACAGGAGCAAACCTTTGGGCTATTAAAAAACGAATCCAAAACGCACGAGAGCAAATACTAAAAACAAGACCCGAAGCAACTGATTACATACAAGGCGCAGAACAAAGCGAAGATGAGCTATTAGAAGCTATTAGCTTTTTGACAAACCTTTACGAACACGCAGTAAGTTTAAGCCGAGAGAACACAATTTTAGCCAATAGAAATATGGAGCTGAGTAGACAAAAACACGAACTTGAAAACCAAATAAAGCATAACCAAATAGAAAACTTATTATGAAAAGAGAAAAGAAACTTATTGCCTTAGCAGCATTTTTGCCAGTATTAGCTGACTTCATTGAAGACCTTAATGACCAGTCCGTCTTTCGTCAAGGACTAAAAAACAAAGCCAATATGTTAGCTGATGAGATTCAAAAGACTGACCGTTTAGTTTTACGAATAGACGAAGAACACGCAGAGCAAGTATTTAACGAGCAGGTAGACTTGCAGAGAGCATTCAGAATTTGGATAGATGAAAGCATTACTTTATGAGATGCAAGAACTGCAAGGAGAAGTTTGAGCCTATCCGCTTTAATCAAAAATACTGCTTTAATAAGATGTGTGTAAATGCTTGGGTGCAAGAAGCTACCATAAAGAACTGGCAAAAGAAAAAGAAAGCAATGCAGCAGGATTTAGAAACGGTTCAAGACCTTGTAAAAGCAGCTCAAATGGTATTTAACAAATACATCAGAGAGCGAGACAAAGACGAACTCTGCATCTCTTGTAAGCAGAAACCAAAGAAAGAAAACGCAGGGCATTTCTACAACGCTAACAACCATTGGAACGTAAGATTTGACGAAGATAATGTTCACTTACAATGTGAAAAGTGCAATAGTTACTTATCAGGCAACCTTATTGAATACCGTCAACACCTACTGACTAAGATTGGAACGGAAAGATTTAATCAACTGGAAGCAAAAGCAAGAGTAACACGAAAATTTACAAAAGACGAATTAAAAGAAATAATTAAAACCTATAAACAAAAGATAAAAGATGCAGGAAAGTGACTTATTTGATTTACTAAAAAAAGGATTTATACTTGATCTTGAAAAATCAAAGGATCAGTTTAGTAGATGGGATTGCGTAAGTCACAAGTTTGCATACCGAATAGAGCTAAAATGCCGAAAGACTCACTACAATAAATTAATGTTAGAGCGTGACAAGTATTTTGCATTGATTTTATCTTACGTTGAAACTGGGTACAAACCTTTGTATATCAACTCAACACCAAAAGGAGTGTATGTTTTTGATTTGAGTGAATTAAATCCTGAATGGACTACCGATACACGAATGCCAAAGACAACGGATTTTGACAATAACAATAGAGTTAAGAAGACTTACACGCTACTCGAAATAAAAAATGCTAAAAAAATAAACTAAATTGATATTTGTATCTAAATAATCGATATATTTGTCTAAACATTTAATTTTTACGCTATGAAAAGTTTACTAAAAGTTCAGGCAGAACTAAAATGCCCAAAAGGTTCTTTCAACTCGTTTGGAAAGTACAAGTATCGAAGTGCCGAGCAGATTCTTGAATCACTCAAGCCGCACCTACTCGCAAACGAACTAATGTTATTCCTTACTGATGAGATTGTAGCAGTAGGAGACAAGCTATTTTTAAAGGCTACGGCAAGTGTTTGGGATGCCAAAGGAGCAAATGTACAAACGAATGGTTTTGCAGAGCTTGGAGAACACAAAGGAATGTCATCGGAGCAATGCACTGGCACTGCATCAAGCTACGCTCGTAAGTATGCTCTTAATGGTTTATTCTTAATTGACGAGACTGAATCCGACCCTGATTCTAAAGACAACTCAAAGACGGAGAAGAAACTACCTGCCATTGATCAAAAGCGATTTGCAGCAGCAGTACAAGCCATTGCAAAAGGCGAATACACTCGTGAAAAGCTTGAAGCATCGTTCTCTTTAACGGAAGGTCAAACGGATATGCTTAACGCATTATGAAGGCTCTCAAAATTAGGTGTTCAGCTATCGGGAAACTGATGGCTACACCTCGCTCTAAAAGTGAGTTCTTGTCTCAGACGGCAAAGACTTACATTCACGAGTTAGTGTTAGAACATAAATACGGCATCAAGAAGGAGTTTAGCTCACGTTACACGGACAAAGGAATCCAAGTTGAAGATGATGCTATCTTGTTAGTCAATGATGTCTTAAACGTAAAGTTTATTTACAAGAATGAGGAGCATTTTACAAACGATTGGATAACTGGCACACCTGACGTAAACACGGAGGATGTATTGTTAGACGTTAAAAGCTCTTGGGATGCTACTACCTTTCCGTTTTTTGACACCGAAATTCCTAACAAGGACTATTTTTACCAACTTCAAGGATATATGTGGCTCACAGGAAAACAACAGTCAATGCTTTGTTACTGCCTTGTTGATACTCCTATTGAAATGGTAGAAGACGAGATCAGACGAGCGCATTGGAAACTGCACAAGATTGACGAGGATTTAGATTTGCGTGAAGAGGTAGAGACTAAACATCAGTTTTCACACATACCTAAGAATCGAAGAGTCAAAGTATTTTATGTACAAAAAGACGAACAAGTAATTGAGCAGATAAAAGAAAAGATAGAACTTGCTCGTGAGTATTACAACGCACTAATTCAAATGCTATGAACCAAGAAGTAACCGACAAAGTAGTTTTATCCGTTATGGCAAAGTATGCTGAACGCTCAGCAACTGGGCTAAAGAAATACGGAACTACATTAGACCGAGAAGATTTAACGCTTGACCAATGGATAAACCATTTGCTTGAGGAGTTGATGGATGCAACGCTTTATTTGAGCCGTATTAAAAAAGAGATTGAGCTGCATTACGTCAAAGGTTTTTCAGACGGCTACCGAGAAGCGAAAAACACGAAACAAAACAAACAAGGATAAGGGGTAAAAATTGCCACATATCTTAAAACGAAATGTAAACTAAACAACAAGACAATGAAAACAGCAGTAGAATGGTTAGCAGAGCAAATGTTATGGAATGAATTTCATAATCCATATTTAGACCAAGCCAAAGAAATGGAGAAGGAGCAGATAGGTGATGCTTATGAAAGAGGATTTAATCAAGGATACAGAGACCCTGAATTTTTAAATACAAATGATTCAGATGATGAATAAAATAACCTTTAAACAACAAGAACAATGCAAGTGTGGTCAGCCAAAAGTTGGTGGATATAGTTGCCAAAGAACGGATTGTAATCAAACCTTTAAACAACAAGAACAATGAAACTAAACAAAGACGACCGCAGAGAAGAAATGGCTGCTATTGGCACAATGATACTGGTAACAGTAATCGCAATTATTTTAGTAATCAATTTAATTTTTAACATATAATGGAAAACAAAACAAACACAGGAGCAATCTTTAAGAACACGAACAAGAGAATGGACAACCATCCTGACTACAAAGGAAAGGTAAACGTAAACGGTAAAGAGATGGAAGTTGCTTTATGGATAAAAGAAGGCAAAGCAGGTAAATTCTTTTCAGCATCATTCAGCGAGCCGTATGTAGCTTCTACTGAAGAGCGCAGACCTGTTGGAGATAGTATTGACGATGATCTTCCTTTTTGATGTACATAGACGATGACACACTCCGAAAACAACTGCATAGGATACTGCTTGTAAAAACACGAAACCAAATAGTCCAAGACATAAAAGCCAAAGGACTAAAGATGCACCAGTTTCAGTTAAACAACTTCCTTCAGCGAAAAGACGTAACCTTATCAACCTTACACAAGATAGATAACTACGTTTCACGAGAAATTTACTTAAACAATTTAGAGCCACTTTAACAGGTGGCTTTTTTTATTTATTTGCGTGATTAGAATTTAATCCTATATTTGTTTAGAATTTAATCAAATGGATGCACTTAAAATATTAGCAGACCACCACAAAGAATGGGTTAAGATAGTCCGTTCATTTGGAGAGTATGACCTTGCAGAAGACGTTGTACAGGATGTTTACCTAAGAATTGTCAAGTACAATTACGAGGAGAAGATACTCAAAGACGGAAGACCAAACATTGCTTTAATGTGGATGATGCTTCGCAACCGAGCATTTGAAATAAACAAAACTGGTAGTGTTCAGTTTTTATCATTAGACGAAGTAAGAGGAGTTGCAGACGAAGACTCAGAGTTAGAAAAACACGAAGCCTTAGAAAAAATACACCAAAGAATAAACGAAGAGATGGATAACTGGCATTGGTATGATTCAATGTTATTTAAAGTCTACAAGGAAGGCAACGCATCAATGAGGGATATAGCTAAAGACTCAGGCATCTCACTCACTTCGATATTTAACACGCTAAAAAACTGCAAGGAAAGATTAAAAGATGAGGTAGGCGAGGACTACGAAGATTACAGTAATAACGATTTTGATTTATTATGACATTTAGTGTTGGAGATATAATTAGAGACGTTGAAGATGGAGACTGCTATTTTGAAGGTCAGGTAACCGAGATAGAAAAAAACGAAGTAACCAAGTACAGGCTACTGAAAATTATTTGGAGCGGAGAAGAAGATAAAGACTGTAAAGATTTGAATACTATAATAGAGCCACGATGGTGGTACATAACTAAAAAATAAATATGACATTTAAAAATATACTCGAAGTATTAGAGCGAGAGCTTGAAACACGAACTGAAAGAGCTAAGGAGTTTTACGGAATGTATTGCAAACTGGAAAAGGAAAACAAAAAGCTGAAACAAGAAAACGAAATGCTCCGTAAGGATTTAGCAGAATTAAGTAAAGAACATTTTAAAAAATAAACAATGGCAACAAAGAAAAAAGCACAAGGGTTAGGAGATACCATAGATCAAATAACCGAAGTAACAGGAATTAAAAAGCTCGTTAACTTTATAGCGGGAGAGGACTGCGGATGCGAAGAGCGTAAGCAAAAACTCAATGAGTGGTTTCCATACCGCAAACCCGAATGTCTAACTGAAGAAGAGTACAACTGGCTTACGGAAACACGAATCCTTGAAAGAGAAACATTCAAACCAACCGAAGTAACACAAGTAAAAGAAATCTATTCAAGAATAATGAAAGTACGTTTAGAGCCATCCTCTTGCGCTTCTTGTTTCAGAGAGATAGTATTTAACCTGCGTAAGATTTATCAAGCATACGAAGCATAATATGAAGGTAGATAAAGTTAAAATCAGCGAAGTAAAGACGAACCCAAAGAATCCACGTCTAATCAAAGACGATAAGTTTAAAAAGTTAGTCAAGTCAATACAAGAGTTTCCGCAAATGCTGGAGCTACGACCTATTGTAGTGGATGAGAACAACATTGTATTGGGCGGCAATATGCGTTTAAAAGCGTGTAAGGAAGCTGGATTGAAAGAAGTGTTTATTGTAAAGGCAGACAATTTAACTGAACTACAAAAAGACGAATTCATAGTAAAAGACAACGTAGGCTTCGGAGAATGGGATTGGGATATGTTAGCTAACGAGTGGGACGTAGAAAAGATACAAGATTGGGGATTAGATTTACCAGTTGATTTAAGCGTAACAGAACTCGAAGCTGAGGAGGATGACTTTAGTGTTCCTGAAGGTGGAATAGAAACCGATATTGTTTTAGGAGACTTATTTGAAATAGGCGAACACCGTTTACTTTGTGGAGATAGTACGTGCAGTGATACCGTTGCAAAGTTAATGAACGGACAGAAAGCGGATATGGTATTTACAGACCCTCCATACAATGTTGCTTTTAACGGAAGGAGTGGTAAGTTTGAAGTAATTGAAAACGATGATTTACCTGAAAATGAATTTGAAGATTTAATAGACGGCTTTGTAGCAATTTTAAATATACTACAACCAAGAAATTATTATGTGTGGTGCAATTGGAAGTTTTACGGAATATTACAAAGTAAGTTAGATTTTAAAGCGTGTATTGTATGGGCAAAAAATGTATTTGGTTTAGGTAGAGGTTACAGACATCAACACGAATTTTGCTTGTTTAATGGTAAAATAGATGAAGGAATTAACA